CGGTACCGGCTCATCCGGTTTTTTGTCCGGTTCCGGCATCGGCTCCCCGGCTTTTCGCTCCGCCTCTTCCACCAGCGGCCGGCTCTTCCCGTGATAGTTCCACCCGCCGCTCAGGTTTTTGTCCACCTTCATTGCCGGGCTGGTCATGTGCGTGATCCGCAGCGGATCCACGCCCGTCACAATACCCACGTGATAGTAGTCCAGCAGATCTCCGTCGTAGTATGCCCTGCCCTTTTTGTACCGGTCCGGCAGCGTCCAGGCGTGCTTCTTCGTGCCGGCGTTGCACGCCAGCTTTACGATCCCCTTTTCATTTGCCGCCTTGTATATGATGTCACCCTTCTCCAGCTGTCCGGTGTCTTCGATATACTCCAGGTTGACCGTCTGGTATCTGGCGGCGTAGTTGCTCCCATGGATCCCGGTCCATTTCAGTCCCATGCGCCTCAGCGCCCCGATCTCCAGGCCGATGCAGTCGCATGTCCCGTCTGATCCGTCTCCTGGCTGTTTGTATGCCGGGTTCATCTTTCGGATTGTCTCCACCATCTGCAGAAACTTGTCCCGCAGTTGGTGATAGATCTCCAGCACCTTCCCGATCAGCTTTTTGATCACGGTCCACCATCCCTTTCATCCGCAATCAAAAGCGCCGCGATGTACAGCCCAAACGCGATTCCCCCAATTAAAAATAGCAGTGCAACCCACCACGGCAGCATCTTTTTTCCCTCCTTTTTTTCGTTTGTTCGCCTTTTCATTTCGGTGCCTGTTTTGTATAATAAACATATAAAAAGAGCGCTCGCGGCTGGCACCGCTTGCGCTCCAGGCGGAAGATGTGGTCCTGGCACACCCTCCATGGATGATATTATCACATCCTTCCGTCATTCACAATACGGAAAGGATGTGTTTTTTGTGTCACTTGAAAACAAAGTCGCCTTCCTGAAGGATCTGGAGCACGGCCTGTCTGATTCCGTTACCGCTGCCGATCTGTCCCGTGTTCTTACGGTCGTATCAGATACGCTGCAGCATTATGAACTGAGCATTTCCGCCCAGCCCTGCGCCTCCGGCAGTACAGATCTGTTTGACGCATGGATCGCCGCTTTGCGAATCCAGAACCGCAGCGAGAAAACCATTGCTTTATACCGTAATACCATCAGCAAGCTATTGGATCATCTCGCTGTACCTGTCCGGAACATCACCGTGTACCATCTACGCGCCTGGCTGTCGAAAGAGAAGGAGCGCGGAATCTCCGACTGCACGCTGGAAAACAACCGGCAGATCTTCAGCAGCTTTTTCGGCTGGCTGTGGCGTGAGGGCTTGATTGAGAAGAACCCTGTCGCAAACCTTGGTGCCATCAAAGTCCAGAAGAAGGTTCGCGAAGCATACGCAGATGTGGACATTGAAAAGCTCAAGTCAGTCTGTTCTTCTCCCCGGAACATGGCCATCTTCATGTTTCTGCTTTCTACCGGCTGCCGGATCAGTGAGGTCACTGCCCTCAACCGGGAGGACCTCAACTTCCATGATAAGGAAGTCGTCGTTCTTGGCAAGGGTAATAAAGAGCGTACCGTGTTTTTTGATGACGTCACCGCCATGCACCTCCGCCGGTACCTTGCTACTCGCACGGATGATATTCCGGCCCTGTTCATCGGCAAGCGCCTGGAACGTCTCCAGCCCGGAGGAGTCCGGGCCATGCTGAAGGTGCTTGCAGCATCTGCCGGCGTTGATCACGTTCACCCGCATAAGTTCCGCCGCACGCTGGCCACCGTGCTCATCGCTCACGGTATGCCGATCCAGGAGGTCGCCGCCATTTTGGGGCATGACAAACTGGATACCACGATGAAGTATGTCGTTCTCGATAAGTCCGCCGTCAAAAATTCGTACCGCCGGTACGCATGACCACCGTCAGCTGACCCGCCCGGATCCATCTCCGGGCGGGTTTTTTCTGCTTTCGGTTCTGACTTAAAGATTCCTTTTAATCATCAATCGGGTCGTATTTTTTTTCTGTCCCAATGAACGCTGTCTGTTGGAACTTATCAAAATTCTTGCTAATCACATAATCAATAAGCGTATTATAGTAGTATGCAGCCTCTGTGTACCCAACAGCATTTGGGTGCGATCCTACAATCGTTTTCTTCATTTCTCCTCGTCTGTAATTAGGCCCATATTCACCATAATCAAGTAAGTAGCAATTATTCTTGAATTGATCCATCTGAACAATCTGTTTTAGGACGTTATTATACTCGTTCCAAATCGCAAGATTATTCTCATTCGACGAGAAATCATTCCGTATTGTAGCTACAAATATCACTGCATTCGGCTGAATAGCGATAATTCTATTAAGTATCGCCCCTACATAAGCTGCATACGAATTGACAATCCCGGGAACAACTCCTGCGGTTTTACCTGTTGGAACGGTGTCGGTATCAGTATCATAATCATACGTACCAATATCTGCTATTGAACCGGCTTTATAATACACTGTGGCATCGTATGATCCGTCTGCGGCTTCATTCCAATCACTGTCATGCGGATTATATAAGTTTATATCATTGCTTCCTAAAACAAAGATATACGCTTGTTTTGTATCTCCATTCTCATGATCCGCTTTCATTTTCCACCAACATCCCCCGCCCGGCCCAATGCCGCTTGTCGTAGATAAACCGTCATTCCAACTTGCGGTTATTGTTTCAATTCCTATCGGATAACAAAAACCTCTTGCTGTATTGTCTGTGGCAATATCTCCAGTCAAAGTGAGCCATTGCTTAGCATTCTGACCGCCATTACTATAATGATAAATATTTGTTATATTATTTATTCGTGCAAGATTTGACATCCACGAATATTCGTAATAATTAATCCCCGATCTCTGTTCATGTGTTGCTCCCTGTCGCGTGAAATCGAGTACACCACTATCATAAGATGCGCCAATCAATGCCCAACTATGTATTGCGCCCATTAATGACGGCCCACATTTCAAAACTTTGCATGGGTTTTCCTCATCATACTCTGGTATAAAATTTGAAGGATTTTGCAAGGCGTTTGTAAACAATGTTTTTCTTGTGTTATCTTCTACAAGCCCATCGTCTATTTCACAGAGGAAATATCTGTAACCGTCCATGCAGTTTACGGCTATAAACCCATCACAATCCGCAATAAAAATATCATCAACATAAGTTATTGCGTCCTGATCCTCATTATATGGATGCTTGTATGTTATAAGATAATTGAATTTTACCTTTGCATAAGTGCCAATTGGATATTTTGCTGCTGTTTTAATGTGTACCATTGACCCTTTTTTAATAGGGATCAATCCACCATGATATCCTGCATATTCACGCTTATCGCCAATGTACATTGTGACACGGAAAGTCATGTAGCATGATTCTTCCAAATCGTTACGTTCGATTTTCCTGATACAATGCACATCATTACTTTTATGCCATACAACATCATTGAAACTCCCACTCACTGAAACGCGATTATATATATATCCGGTTTCAATACACGTTATGCGTTGCAATATCCTGTTACTACTTGTTTTTAATATCTCAATTACACCGTGTTCGTTGCTCTCAAGCGGCGAATTGAAATAAGTATTCGACAAAGAATATCGTTCGGATGCCGTAAGACTATCTAAATCTGTTTCGTTTGCAAGGATTCCTTTATACGGTATTGAATGATCGGTTAACCACAGATTTGTCTGTGAACCAAGTATAGACGCACTGATCTGCGCATGGTTTATTGTGTTTCCGCTTGACACATATAATGCAATAGTCCATTTTACTGCGTTTTGCGGGACGGTAATCGTTCTATTGACGGTTGTATAATACTCGTTGCCTACTACTTGACTGTTTTCATCCTTGAAAACAACACGCATACGGACATTATTGTTTGTGGTAGTATAAATAATATAAATATTATTGCCGGGTACTATTTCTTTCGGGAGTAACGATTCCGGAAGTATTACACAAACGCTAATATCAGAGGCAGTTCCGTCAACATCCCATTTGTTATCAACATATTGGGCCGTTATTCCATTACTCGATGCAGTTCTAACAACCAAATCGTTCATAAGTAAGTCTGTCGCATTATAAGGATACAACGCATTTCTTGTGTTATTGTTATTACTGTCAATATAACCAAATATAATACAATTCTTTGTATATAGTAAGATGTCATCGCCTTTTAGCGTATCTCCAGTCGGCAATTGCAATCTTATATAATTTGTCGAGTTCCCAAGCGTTACAGATTTTACAGACGATCCAGCATAAGTAATAGCAAGTCTTTCGTTTGTTCCGCTCTCCGTTGTCGTATTACTCGCAAACTCCAAAATGCTTAATTGCAGAGTAGTATTCGGGTTTTCGATCTGAATCGTATCACCCGGATTTACCTTAATAAAAGGTGTTCTGATGTGTGAAGAACTATTATATTCAATGCCTGTAGCGGAGTACATTCCGCCTTTTTCCCAAGGGCTTTGAATATTACCGATTAACTTAAAAAGATCATTTTCAGTAGCGTCAAAAGCGCTCTTTACATCAGAAAGTTCCTCCGCCAGGGCCACCTTCGTCCAGTGTCCGCTGGTCCAGCTTTCGGCCGTTGTGATCGCGGTGGTGCAGCGCCACAGGTATCCGTCATAGGTCACATACTGACCCACGGCATAGGTGGAGCTGTTGGAATATGCCGGCGCAAAGCTGGCATTGTACGCCACCGGAATATCCGCCACGGCGCCCTCGATATCCGCGATCAGGTCCTCAACGGACTGGATGATCGTTCCCGGATCCACGACGGTATCCGTGGAGCTTCTGTACACGTTCGCTACGAATGCGGCGATCGTCGTGATGGTTGTTCCCTCTGTCACCTTGATGACAACACTGATCGCGCCCACGACGGCATAGCACGCCTGCGGCAGCGTAACGGATGCCCTGTTCCCGCTTACCGTTCCGGATACCGTCACGGTCCCTCCGTCCGCGCGGATTACTTCCGCGGTCACGCTTCCGCCAATCTGGACCGGCACCCCGTTGTCGAACACGTCAACGTTGATAATGTTGGCCGCCTTGTCCATGCTGAAAAGGTTCCCATCCAGGTACCGCACCCTCACAGGTCCCTGAATATCGCAGCGAAGATCCACTTTAATCGGTTCCATATTCATCCCTCCGTCAGTTCAGCATGTCCACAACCGTCTGGACGATCTCGTCCCGCACTTCGTCCGTCAGCTTTTCCGGCCCGATGCTGTTGTTCATCACGTTGTATCCGGTCACCGTGCGTCCGTTGAAGTCCTGGATGTTTTTCAGTTTCAGCCCCAGGATCTTCTTTTTGATGATGTCAAACTCCAGTTCGTCCACATACAGCGGCATCTGCAGCCCGATCCGGTCGTCATACGCGACCACCTGATCATACAGCAGCACGCTCTTCAGGCCCTTCAGCCAGGCGTATTCCGCCGTATCTTCCAGCGGCTCGATCTGGATCGTCACTTCCTCCGCGATCTGGTCCACATGGGCCACGGTGAAGCGTTCCTCCGCTTTTGCCCGCATTTCGTCCAGAAGGTCTTCCTCCGTCCATGTGGTTCCGTCCCCGGTTCCCTTGTCTTTTCCCACCTGGCCGGACACGTTCAGCCGCTCCATGATGGTCACCGGGTACGTGCTCGCCGGCGTCGGGTCCACCCATTCCTCCGGCAGGTACAGATCCTTGCCGCCTTCGTCCTTTGCCACCGGCACGATCCGGTTCACCAGGTTCGTGCTGCTCTTCTTCCAGGTGATCCCCCGCGCGTTCACGCCATAGCGGATCCGGTACCCGCGGTCCACGCCCGTCCGTTCCAGCACAAACAGGTCCCAGTTGTCCCGCGTGAATCTCGCGTTGAATGTCTTCACAATTCCCTTGTCCGGATCCAGCAGCGCGTACATTCCGCTTTTTCCCTTGATCTCGCCGGTGTACGTCCCGTTTTCCTCGCTCGTCAGGTTGGTGGCAATCGTTCCCCGGTACTGGATCATCAGGCCTTCGATCAGCCTGCCGATCGCCATTGCCGGGCTGGCCTGGCTGATGCTCACGTCCTTGATCAGGTTCCCGTTCAGGTCGTAGCTCACGTGTTGCCCGGTCACGGTCACCGTCATCGCGTCATTGTCAATGATCGGCTCTTTCAGCCGGAACAGCTGCTCCGTGATGATCCGCGGCTGTGTCTCTTCCGGTGTCAGGTGCCGGTCATATGTCACCTTGTTCTTCTGCACATACCCGACAATTCCGTAGTATGTGCTCATTTTGTACCAGTAGGTGTTATAGTCTTCCACCAGGTACAGATCCTCGCCCGCCGGCAGCGTCACCAGCACCGGCGATCCGCTTGTCGTGTCCGGAATCTGCTTCCACCAGCTGCTATTCGGCGGCGGCACGAACTGGATCGGGCTTCCCGAATCAAAGTAAATGCATTGGTAGTTTCGATGGCTGTATCCGCTCGTCGATACCTTCGCGCCCACGGAATATGTCTGCGATCCGTCCCACTGTGTGTAATAGATCGCCTCCGGCGCGCTGGGTCCTTCCCGCAGTTCCGTATTTCCGTTCGTCTTGTACACGTCCGCGTCATAGCCTGCAAACGCGTTTTCGATCTCTTCCCGTGGCACCGGTGCTTTTACGATCGCGCCCGGTACCAGGTGCTTCCATTTTCCTTCCGGATCGATTGGATGCACCATTTTCAGATCATAATTTCCGCCGGCCACATTGTGCACGGATCCGCTCAGCGGCGTCAGCACCGCGTCTCCGTTTTTATCAAAGGCTTCGTTTCCGATGTCATACACTGAAATCATAGGAACCTCTGCCTCCTGTCAATCACCAGTTTGCTCCACCCGGTTCCCGTAATGGTGTTGCTCCCCGGCATCAGTTTCGGGAATACTCCGCTGCTGTCCGCCGTCAGCACTACGGTCTCGTCATCATTGAACACGTCGCGGATCCGGCAGTCGATGATGTAGTCCTCCCCGCTTGTCAGCTCCGTCAGCGTCAGTGTCTTTCCGTCCACCGTGATGGTCATTTCGGTTCCGCTGGCCGTCGCGATGATCTTCGGCTTGCACGGCACGTCCCCGGCGTTCATCACGTCGCTTCCGCTGCTGGTGATCGTCACCGCCGGCTCTGTCAGCAGTTCCTTCAGCGGCTGGCAGTAGATCTGGCAGGATCCTGTCCACCATTCGCTGTTTTTGCTGTATTTGCTCATCGTAATCGCGCCGATAATCCGCGCCGGCTGCCGCCGGTCCGGTTCTCCGTGGAACGTTACGAATCCGGAACCCCGCAGCCAGTTATAGATCTCCCGCATGTGGAAATTGCCGCGCGCCAGGATGTTCACTGTCTGAATGTAGCTGTTATAGATCGGATCATCCTCATCCTCTTCCAGCTGCGCCAGGTCTCCGCTCTCTCCCGGAATCTCTACATGCCGCACGCGTTCCTCCGGCCGGATAATCGGCACCGGTCCGCTCAGCAGCACGCCGTTTGCCCGGCAGTCCATTCCCTTCCAGATGAAATAGTACTGGCCCATATCATCAACTCCCGAATCCGCTCATCGTCCGCTGCTGCTCCGCGGCCATTCTTTCGGCCAGGCCCTGCGCGTCCGTTCCGTTGTTCATTATCATCTTTTCCACGTAGAGATTGCTGCTGTAATTCCGGCTGGTCACTTCCCGCGACGGGTTGACGGTTTCACCCTTATGCAGCATGTAGATGCCGTCCCGCGGTACATAAGGCAGTCCATTTGCAAACCCAGGGATCAGCCCTCTGTATATCGCCGCCATCGCGGCCTTGTTCAGGTCTCCCATGTACGCGCCCGCGCCCAGGCCCGCAATCCCGCCGATCAGGTTCAGCTGCGCCGCGATCGGCACCACGCCGACGGCCCGGCTGATCTCCTCCACCGCGTTCGGATCCGGCACCGGTTCCACCTCAACCTCCGGTTCCACCCATCCTTTCGGTGTCTTGATCCGCCCGGTCGAGTCGCCGGCTGTCAGCTCGATCGTTCCTTTTTCCAGCACTTCCGCGACTTCTTCCGACGCTTCAATCTCAATCCGCGGCTGGTATCCCATGCCCTCCAGCGCGTCGAACAGTTCGTTGTTGATCCGCGTCCGGAACAGTTCCGGCTGTGCCATCGGATCCACGCCGACGAAGCTGTGGTCGCCGTACAGCGCCCGCGCCATCGCGTTGATGGCCGCCGGGTTCCCCAGGATGTCGCTCAGCCCGCCGTATCGGTTGCCCACCATGCCGATGATTTCATCCCAGCCTTCGTCCTTGATTCTTCCGGCCGCGTATTCATTAAACTGCCGCCAGCCTTCGTCCGTCAGCGTTCCCGTCTTGTTGTTGAAGAAGCTGTCGTCCGCCGTCTCTCCCGGCTTCAGCAGCGCGTACGCGCCCACCAGCCACGGGGCCGCCGCGGCTACCGCTTCCGCAAACGCCACGCCCCAGCTGGATCCTGCTGCCGCTCCTGCCGCCGCAGCGCCTCCGCCGGCCAGCCCTGTGATTCCCTGGAACAACTCCACAATCTGCAGCGCCGTCCCGGTTACTTTCAGCACGGCCCAGCCTTCCAGGATGTACTTCAGTGCACTCACCACGGTGTCTTTGTTTGCGTCCAGCCACTTCAGGCTGTCGATCACTGTGTTGAACACGCCCGTGAACCCGCTGATGACGTCCTGCGGGTCGATGTCTTTCAGATCCTCAAAAAGCCCGCTTACAGCCGTGCCCAGGTCCGTCAGCATCTGCTTTCCGTCGTCCGTCTTCAGGTACTCGTTCAGCTCGCTCAGCAGGCCGCTCACCACGCCGCCCATTTCCGTAAACGTCGGCGCGAACTGTGCGATCACTTCGTTCTTCAGGGTGTTGAACTGCTGCTCCAGGCCGATCACTGTGTCGTTCAGCTCGGCCAGGTTGTTCACGCTCTCCTCGCTCACGACGTCCTGCGCCGCGATCAGCTTCTCGTATTCTTCTCTCCCCAGGCGGAACATCGGGATGGATTCCTGCCAGCTGCGGCCCAGCAGCGTCTGCGCGTACCGTTCCTGTTCCGCGCTTTCTCCCATCGCCAGCAGCGCCTCGCCGATCTCCCAGTACACGTCCATGTAGTCCCGCAGCGGCCCGGCATTGCCGTACTTCCCGCCCACGTTCTCATACATGCTCACGCCCAGCTCGTCCAGCGCCTCCGCCACTTCCTTGCTGTCGCCGGTCATGTTTGTCTTCAGCTTTTTCCAGCTCTTGATCAGGCTGTTTACGCTGGTCTCGCCCTGTGTGGCCGCCACGTTCACCACGCGCTGGTAGTCTTCCACGCTCATCTGGGCCATCATCGCCTGCGTGGCGATGTCGTCGCCCCACTGTGCGCTGGTCATGATGTTGTCGAAGATGTGCTCGCCGAGGCGGAGCGCCACCCCGGCCGCCTTCTCCAGCCCGCCGGTGATGCTGTTGATCCCGCTGATCACCTGGTCCAGGCTCATCTTCTTGCCGATGCTGCTCACGCTGGTGGACAGCTTGTCCGCGCTGTCGGCCGCCTTTTCCTGGCTCCCGTTCAGCGCGTCAATCGCCGTCTGCGTGTCGTACATGGCTGCCTCCGCCAGCAGCATGTCCTTCTGCATCTTCTGGTACGCGGCGCCCGTCTGGTCCACGCCGTTTTTGACCATATCCTCCAGCACTTTGCGGTAGTCTTCCACCATCTTTTTCTGCGTCTGGAACTTGCCGTTCAGCGCGGTCATCTTCGTGGCCATCGCGCTTTCCGCGTCACCTGTCGCCTTGAATGCGGCCTCCGCGTTTTTCAGTGCCGCGTCGAATGTCCGCAGCTGCGTTTTCGCCTGGTTGATTCCGCTGTTGAAGCTCCCCAGGTCCACGCCCAGCTTCATGTTTACGGCCATTCGCTCACCCCCTCGCGGTTAAGTTTCTGTCATATTTGCTCCGGTAATAGTACAGGTCCAGGATCTCTCCCGGCCGCATCCGGTCGATTTCGTCTTTTCTCAGTCCTGCGATCAGCCCGTAGGAGACAACCCGCAGGTATGTCAGCTCCCTGGCTGTTTTTTTGCGTTTGCTTCCTCCACCAGCACGTCCACCGGCCCGCTCTCTTCCTTCTCGCCGGCTTCCATCCGGTTTCCTTCCATGATCACGTTGAACATCACCACTGCGTACACCAGCACCATGCCGCTCTTGATGTTCCTCAGCACCCACTTGTCCGTCAGGTCCGGGGCTTCCCCCCGCTCCTCCAGGCCCGCGTTGCCCAGGATCCGGATCAGCGTGCCCAGCTTCTTCGTTTTTTTCGCGTCCGTCGCCACGTCGAACACGACGCTCTTCGGATCGTCCTCGTCCGCCAGCCGGATCCCGAAAACCTCATCCCGCAGCTGGTACGCCGTGCATCCGATCTCCTCCTGGATCGCGGTCATCTCATATGCCGAATAGTAGAGCGGGATGTCCCTCCCGCCGATTTTGATCTCGATCGGCTTTTTCATTTTTCTTCCTTTCTGCCAAAAAGCCGGGGATCCGGATTTTCCGGATCCCCGTCAGTTTCAGGTCGTCACCGCGCTGATGTTCGCCAGCGTGTTCAGCCAGGCCTTCGCGGCGCTCGCCGTCTCGAACTGCCTGTGCAGCTGCCAGCGGTTCTTCGGTCCGCCGTCCACATCCAGCGAAGCTGCCCGGCCGTTCAGTGTCGGCGTTCCCCAGGTGATCTGGCCCTCGCGGGTCTGCGTCTGCCGCGTGTTCTCCTGGAACTTGATCTTCAGTGTGAACCACGCGTCGTAATAAACGACGCCCTTGTCGCGCATCTTCTCCACATAGCCGAATCCGCCGTAGGGTGTCGCGCCGTCGCTCACCCACTGGCCGCCGGTGGCCGTGTTCGCGTTCGCTTCCTCCGCCAGCACCGCCACGCGGTCGGCGTTGGACAGGCCCGTGGATTCAAAGTCGATGCCCAGCCCGGTCAGGCTGTTGTCGTCGTCCACGATCTCGTCATCGCCGTACAGCGGGTTGTTGGCGTATTCCTTGTTTACCGTGGCGTTCC